AAGTGTGTTCCCTTACATTTATAAACTAGTAAGTGAAGCAAACAAAGTTAAAGAATTAGGACCAGATGATTTATTAGGTGAAGAACTTAAAGACAAAGAAGACTATCAAGCAAAGAAAAAAGCATTGCAAGATATTCAAATGGATCCTAACACTCACAAAGATGAAAAATTAAAGAAAGAACTTATGCGTCGAAAAGCAGAACTAGACGATCAAGGAAAAGCGGCAGGATATAAAGAAGCAGACTCTATGGGAATGAACAAGTATGGACTTGCGGCAGAGAAAAAAGGCGATAAGTTTATCTCATATAGAAACGGTGAAAAAACAGGCGAGTTTGATTCTATGGAAGAACTTTCAAAACACCAACATGATTTAATTGCAGATGAATCAACTATTCCAACAGAAGCAGATATTGATGCAGGCTTTGAAGAAATGATGGGTCAGTTTAGCGAAAAATCAAAACCAGACTATATTGACATTGACGGTGATGGCGACAAAGAAGAGCCAATGAAAAAAGCAGTTGATGACAAAGAAAAAGCCGACGATGACGAAGAAGCAGAAGAAGGCAATGCATTTGCTCATGCAGTCCGTAAAGCAAAAATGGACGGCAAGAAGAAAGGCGATAAAATTCCACACCCGGATGATGATGAGGAAGATATCACTTTAGAAAAAGAAGCAAAAATGCCGTTACCAGAAAAGATTTTATCATTGTTTGATAGAGAAACAGGCAATTTTCCAAAAGGCGAAACAGCAGTATTAACAATGGTTGAAAAAGATTACGGTGAGCAATATATTGAACCAGCAAAGCAGTTTATTGAAAAAATCATGCAAAAGTACGAAGATGTAATAAGTGGTCCAGCAGTGCAAGAAATGGAAGCAGAGCATGAGCCAGAAAAAGTTACGTTGGCTGTTACAGCAGATATAGAGGCTTTGAAAAGAGCGGCTGGCATAGAAGAAACCAAAAGAACAGTATCTAACGATAAAGATCTGTTAAATATCAAAGCATTAGCAGGGATCTAAAGACCCTACTATAAGTTTTTTAAGTTTTTCTTCAAAAAAGACTTGACATTGTTAGCAGTTTAGTATATAATAACAACTGTGCTACTAACAAATTAAGGCACAAAGGCTATAAGGCAAACTACAGGAGGCATATATTATGGCATCATTAGCAGAGATCAGAGCAAAACTGAAAGAACAAGAATCACGCACAGGTGGTTCTCAAAGCGGCGGCGGCGATAACGCAATTTACCCATTTTGGAATATGAAAGAAGGCGAAAGTGCAACGCTACGTTTTCTTCCTGACGGCAACGAAAACAATACGTTTTTCTGGACAGAAAGACTTATGATTAAATTGCCTTTTCCAAGTGTGAAAGGTGAAGCAGGTAGTAAGCCTGTTCAAGTACAAGTACCATGTATGGAAATGTATGGCGATACTTGTAATATCCTAAACGAAGTTCGTGGTTGGTTTAAAGATCCAAGTCTTGAAGATATGGGTAGAAAATATTGGAAAAAGCGTTCATACGTATTCCAAGGTTTCGTAACTGAGAATCCAATTGCGGAAGATTCAACTCCAGAAAATCCAATTAGACGTTTTATTATTGGTCCACAAATTTTCCAAATTATTAAGCAGGCGCTTATGGATCCTGATATGGAAGAATTACCAACAGATTATACTGCTGGTGTAGACTTCCGTCTTAACAAAACATCAAAAGGTGGGTACGCTGACTACTCAACATCTAACTGGGCACGTAGAGATCGTCCATTAGGTGATGCAGAAATGAATGCCGTAAACACACATGGTTTATTCAATCTTAGTGACTTCCTTCCTAAGAAGCCAGATGAAATGGGTGTTAAGGTAATGCAAGAGATGTTTGAAGCATCTGTTGACGGACAACCATATGATGCAGATCGTTGGTCACAATACTTCCGTCCATCAGGTATGGCGGCTAGAACTGGTGATCCAAATGTAGCACCAAGTCCTAATGCAACGGCAGTAAGTCAAAGTGCTCCAGCAGAAACTGCTCCAGCACCACAAGCAAATCCTGCTCCAGTAGCAGAAACTGCTCCTGCAACACCAGCGGCAGATACACCTGCTGAAGGTAATGCAAGTGACATTTTGGCAATGATTCGTTCAAGGCAGAATCAATAATAAAATTAATGTAGGGGAGCAATCCCCTACTTGGCTTAACAAGGAGTAACTATGGCTAAATCATTTGACGTTAGTAAGTTCCGAAAGGACTTAACTAAAAGCATCTCAGGCATGAGTGCTGGCTTTAATGATCCTACAGATTGGATTAGTACAGGCTCATATGCACTAAACTATCTAGTATCAGGAGACTTTCACAAAGGTGTTCCACTAGGTAAGGTAACAGTGTTTGCAGGTGAATCAGGCGCAGGTAAGTCTTACTTTTGCTCTGGTAACATTGTAAAACACGCTCAAGATCAAGGTATCTTTGTTGTATTAATTGACTCAGAGAATGCTCTTGATGAAAGTTGGTTACAAGCATTAGACGTTGACACAAGTGAAGATAAACTTCTTAAACTTAATATGTCAATGATTGATGATGTAGCAAAAACTATTTCAACATTTATGGATGACTACAAAGCAATGGACGAAGCAGATCGTCCTAAGGTATTGTTTGTAGTTGATTCGTTAGGTATGTTATTAACACCAACTGATATCGATCAGTTTAACAAAGGTGATATGAAAGGTGATATGGGTCGTAAGCCTAAGCAGTTGACCGCACTTGTTCGTAACACAGTTAACATGATTGGATCACATAATGTAGGCTTAGTATGTACTAACCACACATATGCATCGCAAGACATGTTTGACCCAGATGACAAAATTAGTGGCGGTCAAGGTTTTATCTATGCATCAAGTATAGTTGTTGCAATGAAAAAACTTAAACTAAAAGAAGACGAAGCCGGCAACAAGATAAGCGAAGTACGTGGTATTAGAGCAGGTTGTAAAGTAATGAAAACTCGTTACAGTAAACCATTCGAAGGCGTACAAGTAAAGATTCCATATGAAACAGGTATGAATCCTTACAGTGGTCTTGTTGAATTATTTGAGAAAAAAGGCTTGTTAGAAAAACAAGGCAATAGACTCAAGTATGTTGATTTGAAAGGTGAAGAACATATCGACTATCGTAAAGCATGGGTAGGCGAAAAACTTGATTTGATTATGTCGGAATATGCTGAAAAAACAGCACCTGTGGTAAATACCGAAGAAGAAGATGCGGTACTAGCAGAAACTGAAAATCAAATTGAGGAACTTTCTACACATGAATGAAGAACAAATACAGGAATTCTGGACGTTATTTAAGGAATATCTAGATAAAAAACACATTGAAACTGCGGCAGAACGTTATGTTGATCTGTTAGCAGATATGGGAACAGAAGATAATACATTTACAGAAGCAATGGGATCTTGTGAAATACTCGACAATGCAATTAGATATTACTTAGACGATGAAGAAGAAGTGTATGATGATGAAGATGGCTTTAATTGGGATGAATAATGTGGTATAGCGAAGTATCTAGAAACATAAACAGGATACCAGATGCAGTTGCTTACTTTGAATCAGAATTAAATGATGCAAAGAATGAAGTAAAACTTAAAGGTAATGTTGAACGTGCTTCTAGTGCTATGCCTGGCATTGTTGAACATAGGTTTAATCAACTTCAAGAAATTGAAGCCATTTTAAATTATTTGAATATCGAACTACGTAGATTGCGTAGTTCGTACTTCAAGAAATATCTTGAAAATTACCAACGTGCTTTGTCAAGCAGAGATGTTGAAAAATATGTTGACGGCGAAGCAGACGTTGTTGACTATGAAAAAATTATAAACGAATTCGCCCTACTACGCAACAAGTGGTTAGGAGTCTTAAAAGGGCTCGACCAAAAGCAATGGCAGATAACTAATATTGTAAAGTTAAGAGTTGCTGGTATGGAGGACGCTACAGTTTAATGTATACATTTGTTACTAGCCTAAATAAGGCATATTGGAATAGCACTTCCAAAATTAATATTAATAGTTGGGTTGAATGTTTACCAGAAGATGTAAACATTGTAATTTATAGTGAAGAAGAAATAGATATAGGTATTTTTCCTGAACCTCGTGTTTCATTAAAACCATTATATGACTGTAAGCCGTTATTAGAGTTTATAAACAAACACAAAGATGATCCACACTACAACGGGCAAATTGGTCGTAAGTTAGAAGGCAGTAGTAAATCATTCAAATGGAAGGGTATAAAATTTGCACATAAAACATTTGCAATTTTTGAAGAAGCCAAACATTTAAATAAAGGAAAACTTTTTTGGTTAGATGCAGATGTATTAATGCATAACAAGATTGATCACGAGTATTTAGATTATCTATTACCTAATACAAAAGCAATATCATACTTAGGACGTCCGAAAGAATATGATGAATGTGGACTTATGGGATATAACTTAGACAATACTTTTGCAAAAGACTTTTTAAAAAGATATGAAAATGAATACACTGGTGGCTTAGAACATCTTAGAGAAACACACGACAGTTGGATATTCTTTCAATTACGACTAGGTTATGAAGATCAAACACCTTTCTTAAATTTAAATCCTACACCTAAAGACAATAAAAGTCCATTTAATAACAGTGGCATCAATAGCCATATGGTCCATACAAAAGGCAAAAGCAAAGAAAGATTACAACAAAAATTTCTTAAACGTTTTGCATTACAAAAGGCAAGAGAACAACGAGAATTAGTTAATGGAACTTGAAGCACATCTAGGTGGACACGGAGGTAAAACACACACCGACGAAGGCACATTGCGTTGGGCAATCAATGCATTAGGAATACAATCAATGCTTGATATAGGTTGCGGTCCTGGTGGCATGGTTGAACTTGCAAACAATTTGGGTGTACATGCTCATGGCTTAGATGGTGACTACACATTAAAAAGATACGACGATACAAAATTTACTATACATGATTTTACAAATGGTCCTGCGCCAATTTCTGATAATTTTGATCTTGCATGGAGTGTAGAATTTGTTGAACATGTATATGAAAAATACATTCCCAATTACGTTGCGGCAATGCAAAAATGCAAATTTTTAATTATGACATATGCACCAGTTGGACATGGCGGTCATCATCATGTAAATGAAAACACACAGGAATACTGGATAGATACTATGTCTCAATACGGATTTAAATATTTTAAAGATGCTACAAATCAAATGCGTAATCATAGTACAATGGGGTCAACAAATAAAGAAAGAAAGAAATTTGGATTTCTAAAAAAAACAGGATTGCTTTTTAAAAATGCACGTAGTAGCAATTAAAGAATTATTATGGAGTTGGCATCCACTACCTAGGACTTGGAAAATTGTTCCGTATGCTGACAAAGATTCTATCCAAAATGCAGATGTACTTGTACAATCAAATCAATCTGGAAGTAAAAAAGAACGCAAACTTGGCCATATATATAACTTTGTAAAAGATAGTGGCAAGCCTTTTATTGTAACAGAAAGTGCAGTCTTTAGAAAAAACATGGCAGATCCTGATCCGGGTAAGCCTGGCAAGACATATCATCGATTCAGTTGGACAAGTTATTTTAGAGACGAAGGTGATTACTGCAATGAAAATAGTCCTAGTGACAGATGGGAACAAGTTAAGAAAGATCAAAACTTAGTTGTGAAAGATTGGCGTACTAAGGGAGACTATGTATTAGTATTGTTACAACGTCCGGGCGATAGTAGTTTAGTTAATCTAATAAAGAAACACGGAAGTTATGAAGGCTTTGTAACTCACACATTGAATGAAATCAAACAAAATACAGATAGGCCTATTAAGGTGCGTATGCATCCATCACGTATAGATAGACAAAGAGCAATATTACAAAACTATGATGTACAAGTAAGTGAAAACCTACAAGGTGCAGGACTACTATCAGGCGGCGCAGGTCTACAAGCAGACTTTGACAATGCTTGGTGTGTTGTAGGATTTAATAGTAATGGACTAACAGAAAGTGCAATGGAAGGTATTCCTACATTTAGTATGTGTCCAAGTTGTATGGCTTATGATGTGTCAAACAAAAGTTTAAAATTAATTGAACAACCTATAATGTATGAAAGACAACAATGGTTAAATAATTTAGCATACTGCCAATGGCGAGAAGATGAATGCATTGCAGGATTGCCATGGGAACATTTGAGGAAGAAATATGCCTAAAAATAAATTTGCAAATATGACTATACATCCTAATAGTGCTAAACTTAGTGCTGGTAATTTTAAAGTTGAGAGAAGTGCATGGCACAAAGGTAATTTAAATTATTTTCCTGCAAAAAAAGAACAGTTTGCAGACCTTAACACATTGGCAAAAGAATTTGTATTCAAAGGTTTTGGTCCTGATTCACCTATATTTGGTGATGGAGATAAAGTTGTAACTATGGGCAGTTGCTTTGCAGATAGATTACGTGCATGGTTAAATGCAAACGGGAAAGGCACAACTTATATTAATGTACCTGAAGGATTGAATAATAGTTTTGCTGTTAGACAATATTTAGAATGGGCATTAACTGGAGATAGAAGCACAGATGCTTACTGGTATGATAATGATAAAACATTAGGTGCATTTCAATGGCAACCTGATCAAGAACAACAAAAACTTTTACAACATTTCAAAGAAGTAAGTGCAGTAGTTGTTACATTTGGTTTAGGCGAAGTTTGGAAAGACGTAGAAACAAATAATGTATTTTGGAGAGGTGTACCAGCAAAATTTTATGATCCATCAAAACATAAATGTGTAACATCAACTGTACAAGAAAATGTTGATAATATGAAACGTATTGTTGATCTAATACAAACACATGCAGGTGCAGATACCGCAGTAATTTTTACTTTAAGTCCTGTGCCTCTTAATGCAACATTTACAAACCGTCCTACTATAGTAAGTGATTGTGTAAGTAAAAGTATATTACGTGTAAGTTTAGATGAATTTTTTAGAACTGATAATCATAAACACATTTACTATTGGCCTAGTTTTGAAATGGTGCGTTGGGTAGGCGCACATACAGATATGCCTACACTTTTTGAAGATGACACAACACGCCACGTTAATAATGATATTGTAAAAATTATTATTGAAAATTTTGTATCTAAATTTTTTAAGTAAACAAACTATCTATATAACTTTGTTCAATTTTTTTATTTTCTTTAAAATATAAATTTATAATATTATATAAATTATCTGACTCTTTAAACTTGGTTGCAACGTCATGAGCACCGTATGTTACTAACTTATTAATGTTACTATTATTAGGAATAAGATCCATATGTTTAGTTTCATAACCTTTATGACCAAATATAAACGAATAATCTGTCCAAGGCACAAACTTCAAATGAGGATGTTTGTATTTCTTAATATTTTTTGTATATCTATGCCAACGTTTTTCCCAAGGCACTATTGTAGGATCAACACTATATTGAGGCGCAAATCCTAAAACTTTTTTTACATTATAAAACAAACTGAATATTGTAGCATTGTAAGCACCCATACTATTGCCTATCGTATAGACATTTTCTGTCTTTATATGCTTAATAATTTCTGCAGGATCAATATTGTTAAACCAACTTACTGTAGGATCTAATACCCAAATAACATTGTATCCGTTATTTTTTAGATTGTAAAATTCTAAATTAGTACCTTGTAATGTATTACCTGCACCACTAAAACTTATTACTGTATGTTTGCTTCCTGTGTATAAACTTTTAATTTGTGCCATAATATTATTTATTGATAATATACGTACATAAATATCTACATGAAAACCATTGTACTAGTAACAGGGGGATTTGACCCTTTACATCCAGGACACATTGAATATTTTAAAGCCGCAAAAAAATTAGGTGACGAACTTCATGTTGGTTTGAATTCAGATGAATGGCTTACTCGTAAAAAAGGAAGGCCTTTTATGAAATTTGATGATAGGATATCTATTATAGAAGCACTAAGTATAGTAGACAAAGTTATTAGTTTTGACGATAAAGATGATAGTGCATGTGGTGCTATATACAAAACAATGGCAACTCATGGACGTTGTAAAATTATTTTTGCTAATGGCGGCGATAGGTCTAATACTACAACACCAGAATACAAAATATATCATGACATGAATGGTGTAGAGTTTGCATTCGGAGTCGGTGGTGATAACAAAATGAATTCAAGTAGTTGGATACTTGACGAATGGAAGACACAAAAAACAGAACGCCAATGGGGTTATTGGAGAGTGCTAGATCACAAACCAGAGAAGGGATATAAAGTAAAAGAATTAGTAATATATCCTGGCAAAAGTTTAAGTGATCAAAAACATTTCAAACGTTCAGAACAATGGATTCTGTTAGAAGGTAAAGTTAGTATGACAACAGAATACAATAATGTTTTGGAAACAAGAGAACTTATACCTCACAGTATGCCATATGAAATTGATAAAGAAGTTTGGCATAAACCATCCAACCCAGGAACTGAAAATGCACACATACTAGAAATACAATGGGGTAGTGAATGCATTGAAGAAGATATAGAAAGAAGAGATAAATGAAAGTATTTGTAGGTTACGACACTAGAGAAGACATAGCATACCAAGTATGTAAACATAGTATTTTAAACAAGCAACCAGACGCAGATGTGCGTCCTTTGAAACAACAAGAACTAAGAGAAGCAGGTTGGTACACTCGTGCAATAGATAAACTTGCATCTACAGAATTTACATTTACACGTTTTCTTATTCCTGAATTAACAAACTTCAAAGGTTGGGCATTGTTTATGGATTGTGATATGATACTTACAACAGATATCAAAGAACTTTTCGATCAAGCAGACGACAAGTATGCTGTTATGTGTGTGCATCACGATTACAAAGTAAAAGAAGAATTTAAAATGGATGGACAAAAACAAACTATCTATCCTAGAAAGAACTGGTCAAGTGTTATGCTGTTCAACTGTGAACATCCTAGTAATAAAGCATTGACACAAGACCTTGTAAACAGTCCTGAAATAAACGGTGCGTACTTGCATCGCTTTAGTTGGCTAAAGGATGAAGAAATTGGAGAACTAGATCATACTTGGAATTATCTAGTAGGAGTATATGACGATATTGAAAAGCCAAAATTAATACATTATACAGAAGGAGGACCGTGGTTCGAAAATTATAGGAACTGCGAATTTCACGAATTATGGAAGAAAGAACTAAAATCAATGATGGAAGTGTAGTCAATCATCTAGCCATTGATCCCCATGACGGTATAGTATTATGCTGGCAACAAGGAACAAAAGCACATTGGTTAGATGGATGGAAACAATTACGTAATTGGCCTATAGATATACCAGTAGCATTTAGAGGTATGACTGGTCGTAAAATTGTAAACGAATGTGCTAAAACAGGGCGTGACTATTTTTATATTGATACTGGCTATTTAGGTAATAGGCAAAAACGTAAAATTTATCACCGTGTGGTATTGAATGGTATGCAACACAGTAATTTTGTTGAAGTACCAGACGATCGTTGGAAAAAATTAGATTACGATAGTCCTACGATAAACCTTAATTTTCCTGGTTGGAAAAAAGACGGCAGTGCAATTTTAGTAGTTACACCAAGTGAGAAACCTTGTAAATTTTATGGTATAACACGTGATGAATGGGTAAGTGAAACACTTACAACATTAAAACAACATACTGACAGACCTATAATTGTAAGAGATAAAGGATTGCGTAGGGAGCGTATAGGCGATGGTAGTTTATATAATCAACTAGATAATGATAATATTTTTGCAGTAGTTACATATAACAGTATTGCGGCAACAGAAGCAGTAGGGTATGGTGTGCCTGCATTTACATCTGCTCCAGGTGCGGCAGATATGCTATGTGAGAAAGACTTTACTAAAATAGAAACACCTCTCTATGAAGACGATGAAAAAGTGCGTAAGTGGCAACACTGGTTAGCATATTGTCAATTT